CTGTGTGCTGTCAATTGTAATCTGAATTACCAGACTGTCGGGTTTCTTTTGTGCATACGCATTCGGGTTAATTAGCATTAATAACCCTGTCATTAATAGGATCAATCCAATGATCCCGAATTTGTGTTTGTTTTTCATTTTTGTTGGTTTTAAATTAAAATGATCGCATCGCCCTGACGTGGTGTGTAAGATAATCGTCTTCAGCCCAAATTAATGGTGAATCATTATAGGCAATCGCGTAAACCGCTCCCTGTTCCGTAGAAGTCCATAAAGCATAAGACACGCCAGTAATGAATCCTGCTGTAAATATTCCTATTCGTTTGCAGTAGATTAACCACCCCATTTCGTCTTGAGAGGGTAAATACCAATCCATATACCCACCGCCGGTATATGCCCGGCATTTTGTAGCAGCAACTCCAGACGCTCCGATTGTTGAAATTATATTCGTGGTATTGGCCATTCCGTATCCTATACCTTGGAACGTATAACATAAGGCCCTATTTGCGCCATTATACCATCTTAAAAACTGATCTGCCCCATCGTTTATATTTACATTACTTGCGATTAGCCCATGATTATAGGCGTCGACATATATTACAGTTCCTCCCCCATATTGCTCGCCTAAATAATGAAGTGCTCCGTAATTTCTGAACCTTAGCAAGCTGTTGGCAGGTGCATACGAATCACTGTTGTATGCCGGGTCAAATCTTAAAGAACTGGCACTCGAAAAACATGAACTCAAATCTCCCGAGCACCCGATAAAACCAGACACATCAGAAAGTGAGAAAGTCGTAGTATTGGGAACTTGACAAAATGCTGAATTAAACAGCAATAAAAACATGATTAACTTTTTCATCTTATCAGTTTTTCAAGTTTCTCAATCCGTTTCTCTAATTCCATATTTTTAATTCTTTCATTATTTAACATAACTACAATGAGGTCAAAATACTTAACTTTTAACTTACCCTTTTCAATCAGTGTAAGCGTTGGGTCAAACCTTAAAACCTCCTGAGCGATTACGCCATATCTGTTTTCGTTGGTGGGGTCATCCTTAAAGCTGTATGAATAGAAGTTAATAGGCATATTCTTAAATGGTAATACCTTTATATTTCGTTTAAGCGTGCTGTCAGATGATAGAATAAAATTCCCTGCTGTGATTGTATGACTACCTACTGAAACGTCACCAGAAGCACCGGAATAAGGTACCAATCCCGACAAGTCTGTAATATCTTTTAACTCGCTAGTCGTACACGTCGCAACCGTTAACGTACTCGCCAAACTCAACAGAACATTATACACCTTGCCAGTATTGGAATCAATGATTAAATTTGATTTGCTTACAGGTTCACCGAACTCTGTTGTAGCATTCGGAACTCTTATAATTTTACCGGGTGTTTGACCGAATGAAACAAAGCTGGTCAGGATTAGAAATATTAAAATTAGTTTTTTCATGGCTTAATAAATAAAACTTACTGTTATCTGATCGTTGGCATATACCGGACTTGTGACTTGAACCGTTGCACCGCTTACCGTATATTTTGCAGGGTCTAAAATAGATCCGTTTTGTGCAACACTTAAAACCTTACCGCCTTTTGGAGTGTGGTCTAATGTGTTGACTTGACCTGTTGATCCTGTTGCGGCTTCAGTGAATTTTTGAGGGTATGGTAAGTCGTTGTAACTTGTCTTTTCGTTCCAATTCGTTTGATCTGTTGTTGTTGGCATATAGTAACCACTTGCGGCACTTGCTGAAATCGAAGTTGTGCCACTGCCCGATAAAATACCACCTAATGTTATTGTTTGGTTTCCTGAAATATAGCCGGGATTAGAAAAACCTAATACACCCGAACCGTCAACCGTTACAACCGAACCCGATTTAACGCCACCCAAAACACTTGATGAAGCTGTTGGTAAAGCATAACTCCCTGCACCGGGTATTTTAAGCCAAATAGAACCGTTGTAATAAAGTTGGTCGCCAATAGCAAGGGTTATATTGCCCGAACCGTAATTGTGTGTCCCTGCTGTACTACAAGCGTAATACCAACCTGTTGTACCTGTACCGTCTGCAAGTCCTGAACCTGTTGAACCATCAATTTGACCTTTGTATGCAGCTCCACCTAATGCAGCCCAACTCCCAACGCCCGAACCGTCACTTGTCCACACCTTGCCACTACCTGCCCCTGTTGTGAAAGTAGCACCTGTTGCAGTAACACTACCCCCCACATAAGCATTCCCATTAACAGCCAATTTGTTGCCAGAGGTAGGGTCGGCAATGTAGCCTATATATACAGAACCTGCACTTGTTACTCTAAGTTTTTCAGAATTATTGGTAATAATTTGAAAGTCATTTGCTGTTTCAGTACCAATACGTGCTAAACTATTAGTATTATCTGCTTGATATGAACTCCTTACTGATCCATTTATTAATACAACTGCTGCCCTATCTCCTGTAAAAGCATTATTACCTGTATATGTATTTGTTAGTGCACCACCACTCCACCATATATCTTTAGCACTGGCAATCCCCCCACCAACAACCAATGCTCCAGTAGTTGATGAGGTTGAGGCTGTGGTTAAAGGGATTGAAACTACACCAGTTCCATAAACAATAAAGGGATAATCATTAGTAGTTGCATTCCAAACTCTAAATCCCCTATCTGTTGTTCCGTTACCTGAAAATTTAGCAGTTGCAAAATATGAACTACCTGATTGTTCAAGTGCATAACCCCAACCGTTATCAGCAGGAGGATTGATAGACCAATTATAATGACTTGAACCTGTACTTATTGAAAGACTTGAATTGATTGTTAATATACCGCTCCCATCATCACTAATCAATGAATTAACCAGTCCCCCTGTACCCATCTTAGGTAGGTAGTTAGCTGTAAGGTTAGTAGGGTTGAACTGACTTGCTGCAACAGTACTACTGAATGTGGCTGCACCTGTTGATTTAGCTATTTTAAAATTGACTGCACTTGTACCATAACCATAAAGTTCAAAATCACTATTAGCTCCCGAGGCACCTGACCCTAAATACCACTCAGGACTACTATTTGTTTCCCATCTAATAGCATTTTCTACACTTGTTGTTGAACTCCGATTGAGATAAATATTAGCTTGTCCTGTTGCATTTCCAATATACAAATTACCAGTCAAAGCATTCCCTGAACCTGCTGAAAGAGGTAGATAACCACTTGCTGAAACAAGACTATTCCACGTACTTATATTCGTAGTTGTTGGAATAGCATAACCAGAAGTTAACGAAAATACGCCTGTTGTATTGGTATAGGTTAATCCTGTTGCTGTTGAACTTAAAGCGGTTAATGGAATGTATGAACTTGGATTAGTTGAATTGTAAGGAGTGAAGCCTAATGCATCCTGTTTAAGCCCTAATCCAGTATTTACAGCGTTAACGGTAGGGTATTTAGTAGTCGATGCGGTTAAATTTGATTGCTTATTTGAAAGCAATTCATAAACAGACAAATCGGGAGTGTCCAACTGAAACGAACTCGATGCACTCGTTAAAGTCGCTGTACCTGCCACGCCTGTTGCTTCGATAACGGTGTAAGTTAATTTAGTGTTACCGTCAAATACCTTCCAACCGAATGGTAACGGCGAACCGAATGCAGTCGTAGCGCTGGCAATTCGTGACAGTCCAACAGGTGAAGTTTGAGCATAAATCGAAACGCTCAAAACAAGGGTAATAAAAAATAATAGTAGCTTTTTCATTTAGTTTGAAATTTTAAGTAAATCATTAACTCGAATATCTGCATTTAAGGTTATACTTGATGTCCCGACACCTGACCAAATCGAACCCCTCAGTAGGTAGCCATTATAATACACGTGACTTTTGGAACTTAATGGAAACGGTATAGTATAGGTCGTTACACCAGAAGTAGTTATAATATATTCGTAGTCCATTGAATAGGCAGTTGTTTGAACTTTGCCCCAACTTATACCGTTTGAGATAATCCAATCAAATTCATTAAAGACTAAACCGAACCGAGTACCTGCGACCGATACGATGTAGTATGAACCTTTATTGATTGAATCTGCGGCTGGTATTGCAGGGGTGTTTGTGTAAGCATCGTAAAGACTGACATAACGAACCGAACCGAGTAAGGCGCTGTTAACTTGTGTTAATGGTACTTTACCGTTTGCATCCAATGTTGCAACTCCGCCCTGTTGTCCTTTTTCTGTTGCGTTTATTTTGCTTAATGCTTTGTAGTTTGTGTAATAACCCGGTCCTGTTGTACTGTCCGATTTATCTTTTTTGCCAGAAAATAAGGTACTGTTAGCACTTGTGATACTGTCTAACTTCGCCTTTAATTGTGATTGTGATACATACCACATCCATCCGTAAGTTGTACCGAAAAAGTTAGCAAATTGCCCGGTTGTTGGATTGTATTTTCCATTTGCAGGTGTAACGCCATAAAATCCCGATCCCGGTGTTTGGCCCCGTACTAAAAAAGTCGTTAACAGTAATATGATTAATAAATATTTTTTCATCGTTTTATAATTATAATTCCATCAACTGATTCGCCCATATCCCATACAATTGAATCCAGTAACCCGCTTACCTTGTTTCTGTCCGGCACTACATCAGTCGGTTTGGTTGCACCTGTCACGAATAGCCAAACTGTTGGATATTGCCCGTAATCATCGGAATAGGTCGCTTGATAGTCAGTTAACGAGGGTATCATAGTTGAAGTAAATGGCACTTCTAATGGCTCTGATGATACCGGTACAATTGAGCCAGAACCGCCCGAACTGATATATCCAGACCCAAACCCGCCGTCGCCGTTATTTATCCTTTTATCACGTCTGGTTATCGGTACTTCGCGAACATTTACAAATAGATCCATTATACTATATTTAAAATATCCTTACTGACCGTTTGAATTATCAAATCCGTAATGTTATCACGTAAATGTATCGTAGCGGAATTAACCATAAATATATTTGTACCTAATTGGCTGGCATATTGAACGCATCCAATTAAAGATGGTAAATTGTTTATATTGCAAGTCAATTCAAGTGTTGGATTCAAATAGTTTGATTTGACCGTGTTTTGCAGTAACTTTTCGAGTATGTTCGTTTGTCCGTTACGGGTCCAACTTGTACAAAATTGATAGGCCGTTCCATCGTCGTATAATAGTGATGCTTTTTCAATCGGGCAACCTTTAACGTTTGTACCGTGGATTAACTCAATTTTTGTATCGTTTAGGTAGTTCGGGTCAAGTGCGCTGAAATATTCGGTATCTGATATGTTCAAATCTTTACCGTCTTTATCGACTACGGTAAATTTGACGTCCTTAATCCTGACCTCTTTTATTGATGCTTTTAGGGCGTTTTTGTCATCACTAACAAGGCCGGGAATAACAAGGTAATCATAGATTTCTAAGGTCATTAAACCGCCTGAAAAGCCGTCTAATGGAAATAAAAAGTCTCTATTGACAACCCTATTCAATGAATCTACGGTATTGTCGTTTAAACTTACCCACTGATCTTCTATGTAAGCGTAATTATAATAATTTACATTAGTTACATAACCGACAAGATTATTAAAATACAGCATAAATTTGGGTGTTTGAGTAGTTGAGTAAGTCGGAGTACTTATATTTGACCCCGTATTACTCCAGCCTAATTTTCTGACTGAGCCCCTACGATCCTGAAACATATCCGAATCCCGAACCTGAAAAGCAGATTTACCACCAATAACCAAATTGCACTGAAGTATACCCTGTTTTAATTTATTCGGTTTGGCCCCGTCGTTTAAATTGTCCGATTTTCTGAAGTAAGCGGAAATTTCTATCTTTAGTTTATACCCTGAATTCGGAATGAAATAAGGCAGTACTTTTTTAAATACAAAAGATTTGCGCACCGGGTTTAAAGCATCGGAAGCGTATCCGTTTAATGGTGAATACTGATTTATCGAAAGGTAGTTATCCTTGTCGGTTTGCGGGATAACACCGTTTAGCGTAACAAAGCGACCATTATTGTATTTATCCCAACTGTCACAGGTGGCGTTTTCTGTTTCATTCCATTTAAAACCACCTGTCCCGATATTCGCTCCAGGTGTTCCAGGTGTCTTAAAATCGGTCATGTCTGAATTAATCACCTCCACGCCCTTGTAATTTGAATAGCTTACTACGATTTTATTGACCGCGCTGACTATGTTCATTGTGGACTGATCGGACATAAACCCAATAGTTGACAAGTCGCCAATAGCCAAATTAATATAAGACTGACCAGCCCCGGCAAAAGTCACACCATTATACGCTTCGAATGGCTGGTTATCATTATTAGCAATGAAGTTTAGATCAGTAATATAGATAGATCCGTTAACCTGAATTATAAACGCTCCGTATGGTTTCAATATACCCTCTAAAACAGTTCGGCACGTTTCAGGCTCAAGTGTTTCGTTTACATAATTGTCGTTAATAACGAGCGTTTTGTGAAAAATTGTCTCGTTATATGCCAGTGTAAAGTCATTAGAAAAGGTTGAAATGCCGACAAGTATGTAATTAACAGGTAGGTTTAATTTTGTTAAAATGTTGGTTATTATCGTCCATTGTGAACTAATCCCGGTATATGGTTTCAGACCGTTTTCAACAAAGTGTCCAATTGGTAACTCTACTAGTTCAATATCGCTAGGTGTAATATAATTAATTCGGTCCAATAATGCAAAACCGTCGCTACAAGTAAAAGTAACCGGATAGTTTTCATTAAACGAAAACGGACTACTATACATTTCAGGATCAAGGTATCCGCACCAAATCAAATAACTTTCTTTGTAAACTTTAACTAAAAACTCCTGAATTTTGCCAGTGTATAAATCCATGAAATTATGATCGGCAGTTGCTATCATATTCAAAGTTACGCCGCTTCCATGTACCGGATTTAATTTGCTATCAAGTGCGGCGTATTCCAAAACACACGGATCGACATCACCCACAACTTCAGTAGCGGTAATAGTCGCCGTTGTATCTTGCCAAATTTCAACAATAAATAACTCGTCTTTGATGTTCTTAAAGCTGAAATAGTATAATTTTTGATAGTTCATGTTAGCCTATTTTAGATATTTTTCGGCCTTGATTCCTTAAAATACCGACTAGTTTTGTACCTTCAATTTCAAAACGAACATTACTGACTGAGTTTGACCCGCCCGAACTGCTCCCACTGTTCAGCATCGAAAATAAGCGGCTTTGTTGGCCTGAATTAAGTATCATTTCGCCTGAATTGACAAAGGCGTGTATATTGTCGCCGTGGTACTGAGTGCCGGGGACAATACCGCCTTCAGCAAATTTGGGTATGGCTGCAAATGCCGCAAAAATACCACCAACAGCTTCCGCAATAAAGGCCGGTGTGGTAAAAAATGCAGCGGGTCCGGTTGCTGCACCGGATTCTGCTGCACCCGTAATTGATGACGCAATTGATTCAGATAGCATTGTTGCTATAAATTGTGAAGCAATTTTAGAAAGAGCTTCTAGTCCGGCTTTTGCAAAGCCTTGAATTCCGCTTGCTGCCAGTCCCATTGATCCAACAATTGACATACCTAAACTATCAAATGAATTTGCCATCATATCAATCAATTCTCTCGACTTAGCAAATTCTTTTATATTCGTTATAAGTGAATGCAAATTAGTTTCCGTTGGAATACTAGATATTGGTAGCTTAGAACCGCCAACAATTTTAGCAAGTTGCCCTATTGGTGTATTTACAACAGGACGCAATAAAGCGGCTCTTTGAAGTCCATCATATTCTAATATCTTATCATGAAAATGCTTTGCTAGTTTAAGTTCTTCAGTTGTTTTTGCCTTATAGTCACTAAGAAGATCTAAATGAAGTTTGAGTTTGTTATCTAATTCATTTATGGCTTTTTGCTTAGAATCGGTTTCAATAGCTTGGGTACCTTCAAATATTATTTTATTTTCTTCATCAATAAATTTAGCGGTTTGTTTTAACCTTTCTTCAAGCGCTTTTTTTGCTTCTTTCCCATTAGTAGGCGCTTTATAGATTGGATCTGGCTTATCAACATTGGCGTTTATTAAATTCCTTGTTAGTGTTAAAGCCGTTGTTGCCTTTTCAATTTCAAATTTACCTTTAGCATTTTTTAATGCTTTTTCCTGTATAATTTCTTTTTTCTTAAGATCCTCTATATAGTCTTTTTGTTTCTTATCTATTATATCGGTATCTTTTTTAATGTCATTTTCTTCACTTAAATTTCCATTTAATTCTTTTAAAATTGTATTATATTTAGCTAGCATTATTGAAGGTGCTTCGCCATTACCTGATTTATATATACCAACATCCCCGGCCTGATTTGGCATTGAATTGGCAAGTTGCGACACATTAAAACCGGCTGTCGATTTTGTGCCAGTTTGTTGCATGTATTTATTTCTAATTGCTGCATCATAAGCGGCCAAATCTTTTAGATTTGCTTGTTTCTTTTTTTCTACATCGGCAATTCTTTCGGCATTAACTTGTAATTGAATTGAACTCTCAAACTCTTTATTGAGTTGTTTTTGAATACCTAATAAATCCGTTTGTGTTAATTTTTGTGCATCTAACCCTGAAAGATATTCAGGGTTCATTGCAATTAACTTTTGAATTTCAGTGCCTCTTTGTGCGTCACCTTCCTTTAGTGATAATATTGAATCGATTAAAACAGACGAGTTTAATGCCTGTTCCTTCATTCCGGTACTTAATTTATTTTGTGGTGTAATTAATTCTAAAAATTGAGTCTTTAGCCCTGCAATTTGTTCGGTTAATGGAGACATAGACAACCCTACACCCTTTTGAAATTCAGTCCACGCTACTTTGCTTTTTTCTAAATTAGTTACACTATTTTCGGCAAAACCACCATATTTGGAATTAACCAAATCGATAGCTGCGCCGTGTTTTAGTTGTTCTGTGGTTAATGATGCAAATTCAGGATCTAAACGTTTTAATCTACCAACAGAACCGGACAACGTAACATTTAATTGAGTATAGGCCATTTGTAAGTCCATACCAGTCTTTTTACTTAACTGAATTGATGCAGTAGTTAATTTTTCAATCCTATCAGTTGAATAACCCGCACCCGCTCCAAGCTGTTGGATTTGCTTAATAGCTTCATCACTAATTCCGGTAGTTTCGCGAAGTTTTTCGGCCTGCATATATAATGCATTATACGCTTCTTGATTGCCACCTACAGAAAATAATAGATTTTTATTGGCCTTTATAACTTCGTTTGCACTTTTTACAGCTTCCTCCCCAAATGCAACAATAGCACCAACAGAAAACATAGCAGTTAATGGACCGGCTACACTTTTGGCCAAATCTCCAAAATCTGAAGCAATTCCATCGCTATGCGTTTTAAAATTCTTACGCATTTGCTTCGCCTGTAAATTAGCAGCCGCAACGCCTTTCTGAAATTCTTCAGTTTGTAACGATAAGACCGTGTTTAGATTAAAATCTTCTGCTTTAGCCATTACTGATTATTTAACTTGTTTTGCATTTCAAGTGCATATTTTTCCCGCTCGTCCTTTGATCGTTTGGGTACATTTGTAACTTCTGATTCATCCCAGGGAAACTTTTGTACATCGGTCAATTGTAACGTTTTGCTATTTTGTGACTGATATATAGCGTGTTGAATTTTGCGCACGTCTTCACATTGGGATTTAAAAACATTATCACTTTCGTTAATAATTGCTTTCAATTCGTACGGTTCCATTTCATCAAGAAAGTACAAAGGAGGTACACCCATACGGACACATATTCCGTACATTTCTGAATATGTTAGGCTTTTACCTTTTTTTTTGCTTCAGGTTTTTCGGGTTCGGTTTCGCCTTTATTGAAGTTATTAAAAGCCGTCCAGATTTGCGGGTTTTCGTCTAATAAGTCGATAAAATCTTCAAAGTTTAGATCAAAAGTTAACCGGTTGCATCCTAATAAAGTCGCATAAAGCCAGTAAATTGAATCGGTACTTTTGCCGTCCATTTCACCGATTGATTTGCCTCGTAACTCTTCAAATTTTAATAAGGTACGATTTGAATTTTTTATAATTAATTCAGATCCGTCGTTTAGTTTTACTGTTGTTTGTCTCATTTGGCTGGGTTTATATGTATTCTAATGTTTGATAGTTTAAACCATTCCGAAAAATTGAACCGTTTAGATAGATAGGTTCTTATTTGAAATAATCTAAAAACTTATATGCAGGTATTCCGACTTTTCGTTTACCTGCCTGAATCCATATAGTATCAGTAACTTGAAAACCGTCAATATGAATAGTTACAACAAGGTCTTTAGTGACGGAAACTTTAGCTTTATTGCATCCATTTCCAACTGTAAAATATCCTACTGGCATAGTAGTCGCTATACCCATTCTATCGGAAACATAAATTTTGCTATTCCGATAATCAAATGCTGAATCAGCTTTCTTAAATTCTTTGTCAAATCGGTTTTGCCCTAAACAGATTGTCGATAATCCGATCGATATTAAAAATAATAGTGTTTTCATTTGGTTTGGTTCGTATTAAAAAAGCGGGTAAGATTTTACCCATTACCCGCTTTTTGTGATAAATTAAAAACGACTGTTATACAACTGTTACGCTTGTACCGGCTGAAGTACCTGTTGCATTTTTGGCTGTTACTGAGTAGTCACCAGCTACGACATCAACAAATATTCCGGTTGTATTCGTGTAAGTTACGCCGTCGATAGAGTAAGTTAGACCGGCTCCAAGTGGTGAACTAACTACGATTGTACCGGCAATAGTACGACAAACAGGTGCGGATGGAACTACACCAGTTGCAACGGCGTTTGTAAGCGCGCCGGTTCCTTCCAACGTGATAGCATTAGTTACACCTGAAGCGTCCTTTGCGTCCTTGTCCAATTTTGTGATAATTGCCGTTCCTGATAGATTTTTTCCAGTTCCTAATACCTGTGGAAATGCACCTGTAACTGCTCCCATTGTGACAGTGATAGGGGTTTTAGCTAAAAACAAAACCATTAAGTCGTCAAAAAGCAAACGATCTGCATCGGTTCCGACTGCTTCAAACTGCGAGTTATCAATAGACCACGAAAAACGGCTACCAACTGAAGTTTCATAACTGCCAGAATCTTTGTTACTTGTTTTAATAGTTGCTAATGTCATACTAATTTTGCAAGAATCGGACATTGCAATTACTTTTTTTGTGTCAGTTCCAATGAATAAGCATACATCGGTTCCGTTAAGTGCTACTGTTGACATATTTTTTTATTATTTAGATTGTTTATAATTAAGTCGTTTTTATTTCAAAAGTGAGGGTTTGTAAAAAGTTATCAACTCCGTAATTTTCAGATGCATTAATTAAATGCGAACTGAATATATTTACGCCGGCAAAGGTTCCGCGTTTCAATTCTAATGCTGTTCGGACTGAATTAGCAATATCAATACAGGACGTATAATTGTCATCACACACATTGACCTCAACCGTGCAAACGTCCAAAACTTTGCCGTCACGTGAGTATTCAGGTTTAACCGATTTGCGCTCGAAAACTACGAACGGATTTTTAACATCGTCGTCGGCTGCAATCGGAAATATTTTAGGCTTCCCATCGGAATCAGTAACCGCTGCGGTAATAGCGGAATTAGTCGATAATAAATAATAAATTGTTTTTCCTAATATTACACTCATTTCGCTGCTGTTTTTGCCAGTTTATTCATTCGTTTAACCGTTTGGCTTAATCTTTTTTGCATGTCTGAAGCGATCAAGTCTTTAATTTGCTGCTCAGTTCCGGTAACGGCATTTGAAAAGAATCCAGACGCCTTAATTTCGCCTGTATTGTGCGATTTCCCGGACTTTGTTATATAGTGCCGTACATTTGTGCCAGAATCGAATATGTGCGCTAAATGGCCGCCGTATTTCTTTTTTGTGCCTATTATGATCCGTTTCTCAAATTTGAATAAAGTTGAACCTAATGAACCCGGCAAACTGAATCTATGGCCCGGGATTGTCTTTACAACTCCAGATAAATTTTTCTTTGATTCACTGATTAATAATTTTGCGGCTTTACGAAACGACTTATTAATAATTTCGTCCTGAATGTCTTCTTGTAATGATTGAAATAATTGATACAATTGATCTGTACCGAATATTTCAAGCATTGTTTTGTCGTTATAATTAGGCATAGCTTATTATATTTAGCTAGAAATGTGAATTATAACCACTTGATTTTATTGTTTGTAATATAATAATGAGCGTGATATGGACTTTCTCCTTTGAAATTTCCTATTGACGGTCTTAATGTAATCAAATCATTATTTTCAGTAAGCACCCATCCATCTTTCCAATTTGGTTGTAAATCGGTAACGGTGTTTTCTCCACACCCACAGGCGCAAAGGTGAACCGCGCAACCATATTTTTTGGAAATGTATAACAACCCCATTTTTAACGTGTCTGGCACAGTTTCAACATACACAGGAAGCAAATCTGTTAATCTTTCCATTATGCTTTTTCTAAATAGTCACAGGTAATTATTTGCGAGTTGGTAATAATATTTTTGCTGATAAAGAGAATTTTATAAAGTCGATCTTCGTAAATTATTCTCATTTTTTCCAATACTTGTATATTGTGTCTAATTGTAAAATCTACGACCTGAGAGTTTATAATTTGGTTGTCTGTTTCGCCTTTGTTTCCTGATCTATAAGTCACATTTGCTTTGGTCGTGCAAAATAAAGACCATTCGTTTATATCGTCCCCAAACGCTCCTTTTGTTCGGGACAATTGCATTATAGTAATCGGAAAACGTAAAAGTCCGGCTCTCATTAGTAGTTAATATAGGGTGCTATCAAAAAATCAAAAGTGTACGGAACTGTATAAGTTTGAACGTATGCGACCGGCTCCCGATTAGCGTAAAAGTTTGCAATAAGTAATAAAACGGCCTGTCTAAGTGGAGCGTTTGAATTTTCGCCTTCTAAATCGCCCTCAATCGGTTCGGTAATGTCGTTTTTAGTGGTGTCAAATATGCGATTTTTAACAGCTACGACACAAGCGGCCAACAATGCGAGCAAATAATCGTCATCATCAGTATAGTTGATATCTAAATTAACCTGTGTGTGTAATTCTGTTAAAGTTATCATTTATCGTATTTTAGTAAGCACAAGCGATATTTAAACCGCTTGTGCTGTTATGAATGCCTTGTTACTTAATGTTAAATTTGATCCGGTTGAAAAGTTTACCTTTTACCGTACTTGTGGAACTGGTAATAAATTCAACTTTTAGATAACGACCCTCAAAGGCCGCACTGTCTTGAGCAAAACTAATCTGATTCCATCCAGACGCTGAATATGTAAGCGTTTTAATGTAGGCGCCTAATGCTTTGCCTTTTTTAATTGTCACAAAGTTTGCCGGGGCCGGGTCATTTGCCTGGTAAAAATTAACCGTTACCGTTGCCGTTCCCGCTCCGATTTTATTCCAATAAGTTGATAAGAACGGATTTACATCGTTCGTGTGAGTTACTGGAATGATATACTGAGCGGTATCTGCTACTAAAAGAGAATCGACCGCAACAAGGTTTACGCCGCCAAAGTCGACATATTGACCTTGCTGCACGTTTTTAACTATCGGTCTGAGTGTGGATTGCTGGGCGCTTACTGTAAGGACAAACGCCAAAAGAAATAATAAACTGAATAATTTTTTCACTGTTTTGGATTTTTAAGGTTTGTAAAATAGTGCCGGTTATTAAGCCGGCACATTTAGAATATTAACAGATTATACTAATGGACCTGCGACAATGGAGGCAGTTGCAAAAGATACGGCCCGGCGAGGTGCGGCGTCAAAATAAGCGTTAACTACAACACGAACGTTTCCAAGTAATGCCTGAGTTAAAGTGTCGAGTGTTAATTCAACTGATCCCCACTGGGCAACAACAAAGTCATTCCAGTTTCCAAAGACTACACCAAACTCATTAGCGCCGGCTTGTAATTCCTTTGCGACATTGTTAGTTGCCAAAACAGGATAGCCGTTCATTTCGCCTTTATCTAAAAGATATTCAGGGAAATTAGCGACTTTTGGAACGGTTTTCAAGATACCACGGCCACCGGCATTAGTGATATATTTCAAATTTCCCATCAAAGCGTTTGCAGTATCAACAGCGGTTTCCAATGCAACCATGTTTGCGTAGGTTGCAACTCCATTGATTGCGGGAGCAGCTACAAAAAATCCGGCTGGTTGTGTTGCAGATCCGGCGGCTTTACCGAAAATAGTACCTTCCAATTTAATGGCAATAGCGCGGGCAATATCAGCAAGTAACATATTTTCAGCCCCGACACTGTCTTGTGCTAAAAACTGTTTAGAAATGTCGATAAATGCAGTGATTCTCTTTGGCTTAAGGTCAACCTGGGCAAATGCGCCGGCACCGTCAACTGCTGTAATATTTTCACCTTTCCATGCGGCGGAAGTACCACCAACGGAAGGGATAGAGATGTCACCTTTTAAGCCAGTCAGATAAGTTGCACCGGCTTGCACTAATACAAGCGCTTCACGTAATGGCTCAAGAATGTTCAACTTTTCAGTTGCGACAATTTCGATACCAGTTCCTGCTGCTCCAGTTGCCTGAATGAGCGCCCTGTATTCCATTTCTTCCTTTGTTTCGGTTGACAAAGAAATAGGCTCGCTCACGTTGCCGGCCATACGTTTATTGATCTCGCCGATCAAACTGGTTCTTTTTTCCACGGGTTTGTTTTTATTAAGGTTAATGTCTTTTGGTGTGGCCTGTAAATTTCTGGCCTCTAAAATCTTTGCATTCAGATCCGTAATTTCAGAATCCAATTTACCAACGTTGCCGGTTTCGGTTTCGTCGAGTTTGCGTTTTTCTGTTTGGCCTAAACTGATAATTATATCCATTTCGGCTAACTTTGCATTACGCTGGTCAATCAATTTTATTACACTCATGTTATTTAATTTTTAGGTTTTTTATATTCAGGTTTTCATAATAAGTTCTCAGTTCAATTTCTTGATCGGTAGGTTTACTATTCATTTCAGTATCCGGTTTTTCGGCTGCATCTTCAGTTGCTTCAGTTGCTGCCAGTCCGGTAACTATTGCCAAAATGCTAGCAATTGAAGCGGTACAATCAACTCCACAAAGCGAGCAATTAGCATTATTTGTGCAGTCAGTATTGTTGCATACATCGCATGTATTGCCATTCATGCAGCATGATTTGTTGGTTGTGTCCATATTTTCAGTTTGTATTAATTGGTCAAGTCCTCTCACGTCGCATGAAGTATCTGAATATGCAGGGTCTACGACTATTGATGTGTCTTGTAAAAAATCAATTTTTGAAATAGTGCGCAAATAAGTACCGTCGCTGTTACGTGTCCATTTGTCACCACCGTCAGCAACTTTAAAAGCAAAAGAACAGCCTTTTAAATCACCACTTCTTACGCCTTCGAGAACTTCAGTACCTAATGCAGTCGGTTTGGCTGTGAACTCAAACGACACGCCATTATCGTTTCGGGTTAACTTTAACGATCCTTTCCCGTTTGTCGAGCGTGCCAAAAGCCCCACGGATTTGTCGTGCTCGTAAAGCATTTTCACATCGGAGCGGTCAAGTAAAGCCTGATCAACTGCACCGGGTAAAATTATTTCTCTAAATTCCCGACCTTTGGACGTTAAAGGCTCTGAAAGTGAGTTAAAAACGATTGCTTCACCTGTAATTTTACGTGAATCAACAAGCGCACGTAGTTCGTTTACATATCTTATTTCGATATTTTCCATTTAAATAGCGTTTGGATTGTCGATTACTGCCGAATTATCAACTGATTTCGGGGTGTTCATTTTCATTTTATTGTCAACCGGTATGACGTTAGCCGGGTTGTTATAGATAATATTTTCAATATCCATCACGTTAACCGGGATTGTGTGAACGTCGCCGCCCTTAATTTGCGGTAAATTTAGATCCTTTGCTATGTCATTGGGCGACATTACACCAATCTGGGAAAGCTTTTGGAAATAATCTGCCCGGCTTACTGAATCGGCACGCAAAAGATTTGAAAGGTTAAATCTGATTTCAGTACGACTGCGCTGGCTGGGTAATATCAATTTGCGTGTAAATTCGTTTTCAATCAGTTCAATTTCTGGCAGTAGGGTTGTATTTAAAAAGTCAAGCTGGGCATTTTCGGCGGTACTCCCTTTGGGTTGCTGAACGTCAAAAAGCAGGATAGGATTGACATTGAAAAAGCGGCCTATATCTGTTATATTCCATTGTCGGCTTTCAATTAACTGGCTATCTTTTGGCGTGATCCCAAACGGCACAAACTTAAAATCAGATCCGGCCAAAATTGCTATACCGTTCGGGTTGACCGAATCAATCGAAGTTGTGGTTTTCAGGCTATCAATAATTGCCTGTTTTTGCTTGTCATTCAATGGCGCCACAGATGTAACCGCCCCGGCTGTATTTGCACCGCTCCTAAAAAACTCTTTTGCGGTACGTTCGGCGTAGGTTGATACCTGTAATGTGTTAGCTGCATATTCAATTGTACTAACTCCCTGGGTAATATTCAGGCCATTTGTAACCGGGTAATTCATGATATGAATGATATCGGAATTATCGACGGTCATATCCATATTAAGCAAGTGGTACTTAAGTTGACCGCCTAACATGATCGGCAAAACATATTCGGGTTGTATTAACTCAAGCGAAATAGGATTGAAACGATTATCACGTGTAATGTAAACATAAGCGTTACCACGGTTCAACTTGTACTGAATAAGCAGTTTAAAAAACATATACCTACTCATATTATCATTCGGCTCACACCCCAAAAGACCGCCCAAAGTGCTATCTTTTAGCTCAGACTTAAAGCCATTTTCATCAATAGCATATAACTTCATTTGAAGTGAAGCAATTGATCCGCTTATTAGATTAACGGCGCGGTAAACGGCTGATAATGTTAGTGCATTCCCGACATTATACTCCCCAAATGATCCGTATTGAAACGACGTATTACCATAATACGAATCGACAAGGCCTCTTTTTTCAGTTTCCGTATCAATTTTATGGCGTTTAAATGGATTGGATATATTGATTTTGAATTCCATAGGTACGTTTTAAGCTGTAAAGGCTGAAATATTGTAATGAGGTGTATTTAAAAATGACCCCAACGCTTCCAACATTGCAATTGTGCCGTCAATTTTTAAAGTAGCGCCGTTCTTAATTTTGGACGGTTTTATATTTCCGTTGTAATCCATACGAATTACCACGTTGTTAATCATCCATCGAATTATTGGGTTATTATCAAGTACGACCCTGTCAGATAAAATCAGTCGTTCGAAAGTTTTAGTAGGTCTGTTAAAGTTGCCAATTTGTTGAGAAAACGGCTCCATATTTAACCCTGCATCAGTCGCGGAAATGGCAAATTGTGTGCTGTTCCAACTGTCATAACTAACTTTTACGATCTCATTAGTTTGATAAATTTTCATTATATCGTTTAGGATATAATCATAATCTGTTACGTTGCCTGGCGTGAAGGTTAAATACTTTTGATCGTGCCAAATTTTATATTGTTCCTTTGATATGTTCGTGTTTGCGCTGTCTTCAGGTAGGTAGAATTTAAAGAAAAAGTATAATATACCTTCATTTTCAAACATGATTGAGACGGCTGCAATGTCACTTGTTGATGCCAGGTCAATTCCTATCCAACATTGAGCTTCGGCAAAATCTGCAATGTTTAAATTCTTTGAGTTCCTTACGACATATTCAGAAGGTATCCATGTAGCCGAACTGTCACACCAAATATTTAAATTCTTTGTTTTGACCCCGACTTCTTTGCTGGGTGTATTTTTGGCCCCGTTTATTTCGGACTTTATAAAGCCGCTCCTGACTGTTATATTTAGATTTGGATTAGCCTTTACCCATATTGCCGGGTTTTGGTAGTCATCGTCATCGTCAAGTTCAAAGATTGCGGCAAATAAACTATCGTCTGTTTTAATGCCGTGTAATATTTCAATTGAAGTGTAGCGAAGTAAATAGAACGGTGAAAGTTTATTAAAACCGGCTGTTGAAATATTGATCGTCATTGGCTGCTCTCGCATTGCCTGACCTGATTTTAACACGTCGTAAACGCTGCTATCTTTTGCGGCGTGTCCTTCATCAATAATGTTTGCTGAAGGGTTTAAGCCGTCGAGTACTGAAGCATCCGCAGCGACTACATTGACCGTATTTTCGCCATACTTGACCTCGTTTCTAAATGCCTTTAAGACTTTGCGTTTAGGATCTAAACGAATGGAAAACTTTTGGCAGGCATGAAAACCGATACGGGCCTGCTCTCTACTGTTGGCTGCAAATATTATTTTACTGTCGGCTTCACCATCTGCAATTAAGTGATACAATGCAAGTGCTGAAGCTAATTGTGTTTTTCCGTTTTTACGTGCAATTTCTATGATTGCCTCAGTAAAACGTCTCAGTTCGGAATCGTACCAATAAAAACCGTATATGTTTGCTATTATAAACTGTTGCCACGGCTCAAGTATGAAGGGTTTATTGTCAAATTTCCCGGTAAAGTGTTTAAGACAGGATATAAAAGTTATTACTTTGTTGACCTGTTCGGGTCGGTAAATCAAATCGGGACGTTTCAAATCGTTTTCAAAACGCTTAACCGCTAATTTTATCTTGTTTCCGGTAACTATTTTCCCGCTATTTACATCGGAACAATATTGAAAAACGACTGGCAAATCTTTCGCATACATACAAGTTGTTTAAGATTGTCCGATCTTTTGTAGTGCCTGTTCAAGTGGTGAAGGCTCGTCTTTTTTATTTAATGGGTTCGATTCTTTGCGGCTTAACGGTGTAAGATACAAAGCGTTCAAGTATTTAAATATTTCCTTAGATTGCTCAAGTTCGATCGTGTAGTAAGGGTTTATACCTGACTTTTCATTTTTGTTGTAATCCAGATATGTGATGACTGGATCGTTACCCATCTTTTCCTTTGCGTTCAAATACAGAGTATAAGCATCATCAAGTAACGACAAAAGCAACAAATCTTTTTTAGTGTAAAGATTGCTTTCAATAAGTTGGGTTTTTACATCAGCTATTAATTTGTTGAGAATTTTGTCAGTCATAAAATAAGTGCCTATACTAATAGCACGAAAACAGGCCAAAGTGATATCACTTTTTGCGGGTTTTTTTAATTAGTTGCAACAGGGGAATTGGTATTTGAAAATTAAAGAAAATGTACGATGTTT